GTATCCACCTCCACCACCTCCACCACCTCTGTTAGCAGTTCCAGCAACTCCAGCACCTGATGAATTTGAACCCGCACCGCCACCGCCTGTGCCGCCTGTGCCGCCTGTAGCACCATTAGAGCCACCACCTCCGCCTCCTGCGTATGTTACAGAAGAACCTGATATACTAGAAGCAGTTCCTGCACCACCAGCACCACCATTAGCTCCTGAATTATTTGAACCTACAGCACCAGCTCCGCCACCACCTGCTGCACCTGAACTAGCTGTTGTTCCACCATTATTACCTTGACTTGGTGTTGTAGCGGGAGTATTTCCTGCACTATTTCCTCCTGCAGTACCACCATTAAAAGTAGCACCACCGCCTGAACCACCTGCATTACCTTTAGTATTTTGTGGTCCACCGCCACCTCCACCTGTGGATGTAATAGTAGTAAGACCTGTTCCTGATAAAACAGAATTATTACCATTTCCACCAGCAGATAAATCAGCAGATGTTGTGCCACCTGCACCTACTGTAACTGTGTAAGTATTAAGTATAGATAGTGTAGCTGTTCCTGAAAGAAGTCCACCAGCACCTCCACCTCCACCTGATGCACTACTATGATATGCTCCAGCACCGCCACCAGCTACAACAAGATAGGAAGCAGATACAGCGTTAGGATTGGATGATAATGCACCATACGCTCTTGCGGCTGATACGGCTAGTCTTGATAATAATGACATCTATTATTCCTTATGCAAATCGTGTTTGGGCTGCAAATACTGTGAATGCTGCTGATCCTGTTTTAACTATAGTATATGAGTAAGCATCTACACCTGAAGCATTACCACTTGTAGGCGCTGTGCCACCTTGATATTTAGGTGTGACAGATACGCTATCAATTGTAAGAGCATTATTGTAATATGCGGTTGCACCTTGTGTGACTAAGAATACGACTGTAAGTGAATCATTAGTAGACATTAAAGTATTTAAAGATGTTGTGCCATTACCTCTAATATTGACTGTCCAGTTAGCTGAAGCTGATGTTGTGTAATAAAGAACTGATTGAGTTGTAACATCATAGTTGATTGTGCCAGTAGCCGCAGTTGCTGAGATTGTTGAGGTTTCAGTAGCATTAATAAATGCAGAAGCTAGAGAAGCTGTTGCACCTGTAAATGTTTGTTTGCCTGTAAATGATTGTGCTATTGCTAGTCCTGCTACTGTAGCACTTGATGATGGGAATGTCATTGTAGTGGCATCCGTACCTGCTAGAGTAAGTGAGTTACTTGCAGTTAAAGTTTTACCATCAGCAATTGTAAGTGTTGATCCTGTAGCTGGTGCTGTAAGTGCTACTTTATTAATTGAGGTAGCTGATGCTACGCCTAAAACTGGGGTAACTAAGGTAGGTGTATTTGATAAAACAACTGCTACAGTACCTGTAGATGATGTAACGCCTGTACCACCTGAAGCTACTGGAAGGGCTGAGCCTAATGTAAGGGAAGTTAAATAAGTGGTTACATCAACAACGTTAGTACCGTTGTTATATACTGGCATAGTTTTACCTGCTGGAACTGCAATGCCTGTACCTGTTGTATTTTTTACTGTAACGGCGTCTGCTAAGCCATTATTAATAAGATAGAATTTTTCAATTTGACAACCTGAACCTAGGATTAAGTTACGAGCACCACCTGAAGTACCTGTTAAATTAAGTCTTAAGTTACGAGCTGTTTGAGTAGCGTTTGTATCAGTCAGGGTAACTGTAACATCGGCACTAGCAAAGGTCACATCAGCAGAACCTGTAATAGCTTCACCAAGTGCGTCATTACCTAAGTTATTATTAGTTGTTGTGCCCCAAGTTCCCGATTGTTCGCCGGTCCCTATGAGTTCTATTTTTAGTGCTGAATAGGTACTTGCCATGATAAATTCCTTTAAATTTTGTTATATTCTACTACATTTATGCGGCTATTCGTAGCCAATTCGGTGTTTGCGCTGTATTTATTGTACCCCAACTTGGTGTTTGTGACGTATTAATTGATATCCAATTTGGGTTACTTACAGTAGCTGTGCCACCTACGAGTGTTAGTGCGCCTACTGACGGCGTAATTACTTTACCTTGTAATACATTTGGAGCAGAGCCCGCAATATTAACGGCTCCAGTAGTGGGTCTACTTATTCTACCGCCTGCTATGTCAGGTAATTGTCCTACTACTGTTATAGCCCCTACAGAAGGAGTTATAATCTTACCTTGTGATACAACAGGTGCTGCGCCTGTTAATGTGACTGATCCAGTTAGTCCAGTCGCACTGCTTCTAAATGTTGTAGGTGCTGCCCCTACTAACGATAATGTTCCTGTGTTAGGCGCAATTTCTAATCTAATTATTGATGTAGGTGCCTGACCTGTAACAGTTATGCTACCGACATTCGGTATAATTATTCGTCCACTTACAACTGTACTTGGTGCTGAGCCTATTAAAACTGTAGCGCCTGCGGGGGCCATTACCTTGCCACTAACTATGCCCGGTGTTTGACCTACTATGGTTACACTACCAACATTAGGTGTTACTACATTACTTCGAGCTATATTAGGCGCAAAACCTAATATATTAGCAGCTCCTGCGGCAGGTGAAATTACTCTACCTACAATTGCATTAGGTGCTATGCCTGTAGCTACAACCGTTCCTACACCTGGGATAACTACTGTACCCCTTAATATGCTAGGTGCTATGCCTGTAATTGTTGCAGTTCCAACTGCGGGTGTTATTACCTTACCACTTACAACTGTACTTGGTGCTGATCCTACTAAAACAGATGCACCTGCAGGTGTTGTGATAATACCACTTACAACTTGAGGCGTTTGTCCTGTTAAGACAATTGTTCCTGCATTAGGCGTAACCACTTGCCCACTTATTACATTCGGTGCTCCGCCTACTAATGTTAATGTTCCAACACTAGGAGTAATTGCTTTACCACTTATAGCATTTGGTGCATGTCCTAATAAAGATACTATGCCTGTATTAGGTGTTATGACTCTTTCTTCTAATACTATAGGTGCTTGACCTACTAATGATAATATGCCAGCTGCGGGAGTTATTACCCTACCTTGAATAACTGTTGGTACTTCTCCAGTACCCCAACCACCAAAGCCCCAGGTATCTATTCCCCAAGCGCCATTACCACCTACTAATATCGCGCCTGTAGAAGGTGTTATTATTACGCCTGTGCCCCACTCACCAGAGCTCCAGGCACCCCGTCCCCAGCCGCTGTCTACCACGACTTACTCTATTAAGTTAAAGTAAAGATGCCGGTAGCAGCAGGTAAAACTGTCAATGTATTTGGTGATGTAACAGTAAATTGACTAGATGATAATTGGCAGAAGCATAGTAACTTACCAGCAAGAGCGCCAGTTGAATTACGTAGAATCGCGTACTTAATATTAGTCAATGAAGCACCAGAAGCCGTAAATGCTAAACCTACTGTAGACATTGTGAACTTGTATTGTTTCGCTGAAGCGCCCACTGTCCATTGGCCAGTTGCTGGTACTAAGGCTTTACCGCCTGTTGCATATCCACCGGTAGCAGAAATTTCATTAGTTACAGACGCATATGTACTTAGTGTAAAAGTAGAAGCATTACTTGCACTTCTTGCTAAGACCATTTTGAATACGCCGGCACCTAATGTAATAGTTCCGTTACCGATACTTTGTTTTGCTTTATTATATAATTGCCATGCTGAAGCAGCCATGTTATATCTCCTTTATGTCGGCGTATGAAGCGCCTGTTTCTAAAATATGACGAAGTAATCCGCCGTAAATATTTAATTCAATTTCATTCCCTAGCATACAAATTAAATCAATAAACTCTTGTGCTTGAGAAATCATCCACGGATTGCAGCTAAATATTTTCCCGCCCACGTTTACAGGTATGACTAGCTGTCCATCATTTTCTTTCTGTTCATATGCATGGTGAACTTCATTTTCATCTAAACAAGAATCACATCCGAAGAGATGAAACTGTTTAAAGCCTAACATTCTAAATAACGGTATAGTTCTTAAAAGGACTGTTGATCCTCCTGGAACCGGATACCATGTTTTATAATGTTTAGATAATATGCCATTAAGTAATTCCGTACTTGTATGCCATATATAAGTTCTGTCTTTTGGTAACCCCTCAAACGTAGTAGGATCACATTGAGAAGCAATAAAATACTTACAATGATCTACCACAGGTTGAGTAAATCGTGCATTAAATGGTCTAGCATCTACCATAACCATAGCAGAAGGCGTTAGTCCATTATCTAGGCACCATTTATAAGCCCCATTAATTGCGATCAGTTTAACACCATCAGCCCTCTTTTGTCTAATAGTTTCAAGGTGCTCATTCAATGATGGTCCACCGCCCACAATCATAACTTCTTGGTCGTTTGTTGGGTGAGGCTGTACTTGCATAAAGTCTCTTTGTACGTTGAATTCTACATTAGCCTTAATCGTTTCTTCATCCGTATTAAGTACACCTGCATCAACTACATCTTCGCCTTTAATCCATGAACTTACATAGAATAGGCAATACCCTTTTTCTTCTTTAGACCAATGAATAACACAATCCCGATCAATAAACTTCTTTAGCCACCATTCATAGGGATGTACACTTAAATGTAACTTATGCCCTACTAGCTGACCCATAACATCATCTTCAGTAGCAATCTGAAAGAAAACATGCTGACATGCAGCCAAACAATTATCTAATACTCTATCAACATGATGATGTCTTATATGTTCCATCACGTCGGTACAAAAGCCATATGCTGCTTTAACAGGTAAAGGTTCAGATAAGTCCGCCTCTACAAACCTTAATGCATGCTTCTGTGTTTCTAACATCGGTCGAATATCTTCGTCTAAACAATTATCTGCGAAGTCAACCATAGTGACATCTAAGCCACCAAAGAAAGCTAAATTAAGGGAACCTCGTCCCGTACCACATCCTAGGTCTAATACTGATGCACCTTTGGGTGGTTGAGCTTGTCTTAAAAATTCGTGTGCAATGTGTTCACCAGGAGCTACAACTCTATACTCAGGTCGTTCCCACATCATCTTATATAAATCTTTTTCTAACGGTCTTATATTACTTACTTTTACTTGCGGTGCTTCTGAAAATACAGAAGATACTGTTGTCATTTATGTGATCCTTATAATTGCAGCGCTTGATGTAGACGCCGGAAATACTACTGTAAACGTTTGATTGGCTGTAGTTTTAGTACCTCCAAAATTTAATACTGCTACTGCTTTATTACCTTGAGTACTATTATATATCAAAGCACCATCTGCTGAAAAGCTTGCACTAGCCCAACTTGAATTAGCAAAGTTTAACCATGCCACTGTTTCAGTACTTGTTGATGTTGGAACTTGAGATATAACTAAAGTATTACCGCCTGCTACGTACCCTGTACCAGTTACTTCATTCAGTGTTGTATATACTGTTGTTTCAGCGTTAAGCGTAGCTAGAGTTGAATATAGGGCTATTTTAAATGTATCCGCTGCAGTTGATGCACGAACAACGCCTACACCAAAATTATGTATGCCATCTAAAATTTCAACTTTAAAGCTTGTTGCTAGTGTTTGTGAGATTGCCACTTAATATCCTTTATTGAACGGGGTATCTTACTTGGCCTGAGCGGTATGCATCCTGTCTGTCTTTGCCATCACCAAGTTGTTTGAGTAATAACATGGCCTCATCATATCGAGCTCTATAATTATCAAGCACATCTTTTTCGCCCTTCATATAGGTATAGGCTTCTAGTAATGAACCATATAAAAGTACAGAATCAAAGTTATTACCTAACCATGAAGTACCTGCAGTTACAATAGATTCAGGATAATAGAAGTAGTGAAGTTCTGCTGCATAAGCAGCATCGGGTGTAGGGCCTACAATAAACGTAGTGTTATCAAATACAGCATAGTATTGAGGCTGACCATAAAAAGCTGAATCAGTATCAGGAAATGATTGTCTAATAAAATTTACGTCTTTATTTAAAAGATATAGATACTCGTTACTTGTATTAATAACAGCTAAGCTAAACGTAGCCAGCCAATCAGCGGGCATCGCTAAATATTTATTCCCGGTACTTAATGTTCCTGTTACGTTTTTTCTTAATGCAGGAAGTTGTACAGTATTATAGACACGTTGTTCTGCTTGGCGGATAAAGTTGTTCATATCCGTTACGGTAAACGTATTTTCTGTGTAGTCCTGTATTTGAACAACAAGCTGAGAAT